AAAATTGCACATAATATGAAATTTGATTATAAATTTATGCGACAATGGGGATTGACGGACTTTAATAACATTGAGGATAGCCAAATTATACATTCACTTCTGGATGAGAATAAGCCTCACGCTCTTAAAGATTTAACTAAAGAGTATTTCCCAAACGAACTAGACGTCTACTAATATGCTTACAGTAACTAACGGAGCGGAACACGATTGGGCAAACATGCCCTTAAACGAAATGGCAATAGGTAATGCAGCCGACTGTGATTTAACCTTACGATGCTGGAAGAGAATGCGCAAGGAGATGAAGCCTTTAAATGTAGCTCCAATATATGATAAGCTGCTAAAGGATGTGACTCTAGCGTTAGGAGAGGTAGAGAATAGAGGTATGAAGGTGGATACTGAGTACCTTAAGGAACTTGACGAAACTTTGGGAGTAAAGCTTGAAGAAGCTGTGGTAGAGTTAAATACTCTTTCAAAGTTTGACGACGACTTAAATCCTAACTCTACTAAAGAGATTGCTGACTTACTATTCACTAAAGAAGGGTTTGGACTTACCCCTACCATGGTTTCTGAAAAGACTAAAGCACCATCTATTACAGAAGAGCATATGCAGTTAGTAATGAAAGGGCTATCCTCGACTCACCCCGCAAGAGAGTTTATCACAAAACTTCTAGCATACAAAACATTATCCAAACAGTATAAAACATATGTAAAGGGTGTCGAAGCAGCCTTGGACAATAACGGCAATGGGAGGATTTATTCTCAATACAATTTCGCAGCTACGGTAACAGGTAGGTTAAGTTGCTCTAAGTACTCTGCAGGTAGGAAGAAAGCCCAAAGCAAGGGGGTATCATTCCATACTCTCCCACGGACAACAGCAGACGGAGTTAATCTTCGAAAGTTGATGCTTTCAGATGAAGGTAAAACCTTTATTGCAGCTGACTTCTCACAAGCCGAACTTAGAGTACTAGCCCACTGTAGTAGAGATACAGCTTTGATTGAAGCTTTTAAGTCCGGAGAGGATTTACATTACTACACTGCATCTTTAGTTTTCGGTAAAGAGGTTTCAGAGATTACTAAAAGGGAACGACAGATAGCTAAGTCTTGTATTTTCTTGATTGTGTATGGAGGCTCGTATAAAAAGTTAGCAGAGCAGATAGGAAAATCAGATGGATATGCAAAGGACATCTTTAAAAGATTCCAAACACAATTCCCAGGGATATTTAAATTTATGAAGGTGGTAAATAAGTATACGAAACATAATGGGTATTCCATGAGTCTTTTTGGAAGACGTAGAAATCTACCAAATGTTAAAAGCCCTATTACTAAGTATCAGTATAGAGCTCTAAGGCAAGGTCTAAACTTTGTTATCCAAAGTTCAACTTCGGATATGGTATTAAACTCCCTGCTTAATTTAAAAAATAAAATAAAGGAGTTAGGTATGCATGATGTTGAAATATTAGCAACCGTACACGATAGTATAGAAGTTCAATGTGATACCGAGAATACCGCAATAGTTGTAAAACTAATAAAAGAAAGCATGGAAGATATTACTTACTTGAAAGATAAGTATAACATGGATTTTAAAGTTCCGATGAAGGTAGACGTAGAAGTTGGAGATTCATTTGGAAGTGTGGAGGAGGTTACTTTTGATAGCAACCTAAATCCTACAAATATAGAAGATTTAATATAATGTCGAATACACATACGATAACGCTACTAACTGATATCCATTTAAGAAGTGATTACATTCCTGGATTTTTAGATAAGCAAATAGAAACTTTAACTAAGTTAGTTAATGGTAAACCCCCTCAAACTGTAATAATAGCTGGAGATATTTTCCATAGACGAAATCCTAGAGGGACTGAGCTTTTAGCTTTTGGAAATCTTTTAGATAGTTTTAAATGTAATGACATCTATGTGTTAAGAGGCAACCACGATACAATCCGTAAGGATGGTAGCTCAGACTCCACCCTTTCCTTATTTTCTGATAAGGCTCATATTATATGTGATACCGAGACAATTAATATCGGAGGAGTTAATTTTGATTTTATTCCCCACTATGAGGATGAAGATAAAGTAGTTAAACTTGTAAAGAGTTCAAAAAACCATTTATTCGGACACTTCGGCTTTGAAGGGTGTGTGTCGAACGGGTCATATTTATATGAATCTAAGTTAAGGAGATGGCACTTCCCTAAAAAGAAGTACACATTCCTAGGACATATCCATAAGCCTAAAGTATATGATGAACGTGTCCATGTGTTAGGTACTCAGTACTCTAATTCCTTTGGGGAAGCTAACTCTTCTAAAATTTTACACACATTAGTTATTCGGAAAGATAAATCGGTACAAGTTGTGCGTACGCCTATAACTTATGGTATTAAGCATATAACATGTACCATAGATGAACTGGAAGGCATATCTAAAAAAGTAAATTTTCAAAATTACTTTATAGTGTTAAGGCTTAAGATTGACAGGCTAGATGAGTATGTAGAAAGGCAATTGCACGATAAAATAATTAAAGACTATAAGGTCGATTATTTGGATATATCATTCGAGGATATTCTTCCTAAGTTTGTATCCGATTACGCTCCGGACAAGGAGCTATTCACCTTAGACTCATCAGTGATAAATGATTACATAGATTCTAAAGATTCTATATTTGAAAAGGAAGAACTTCTTAGTGCACTAAAAATGATAAAAGATGAAGATAAATAAAGTTAAAATAGAAGGATTCCTTTCAGTTAAGGATGATGAGGTAGATTTCGATAAGTATAACGGAATTACACATATAGTTGGTCAGAACTTAGATACCAAAATGTTATCCTCCAACGGGGCTGGTAAATCTACTATAATCGAAGCTATTGCTTTTGCATTATTTGGGAAAACTATTAGGAAGACAACTGAAAAAAATGTTACCTACGCCCATGCAAAAGTTCCATGCAGGGTAACGTTAACCGTAAATGACAATGTTGTAATTACTAGGACTAAAAAGCCACCCTCTTTATTATTAGAAATAGATGGGAAATCATTTACCCGTGAAGGTATCCAGCAGACTCAGGGATACTTAGAAAAGACTTTAAACATTAATTACAATGTGTTCCTAGCTTCTATGGTTTTTGGACAGCAGAATTCTATGAATTTCCTGTCAGCAACTCCTGATGAGAAGAGGTCCATTATTCAGAATTTTTTAAATATTTCTGATTTGTTTAAACATCGTTCTAAGATTAGGTCATTGAAGACAAAATTTAATAACGAGAAGAAAATATCAGCTACTTTACAATCAGAGTCTCTACAAAAATGTAATAGACTAAAAGAATCTGTAACTAGATTACGTAAAGCTCAAAAGAAAGGAGCGGCAACCTTAGAGGGAGGCGACCCTAAGCTATTTAAAAAGTTCTCACTTTCAGAATTACAGGAGATAGAGACTGACAGGAACTCCTTAATTCTAGAGTGTCGTAGCCTAGAGGATGCTCTTACTTATTGTACTACTAAAATTAGTAGTCTAAAAGCCAATATTCTTAAGTATGAAGACAACACTAACTGTGAGCATTGCGGTAAGAAACCTTTAGTAATTTATAATCAACTTAATGATTATAAGAAGTCTCTAGAGGATGCGTATACAAATAGAACTGAGTTACGTAAAAGCATTAAAAAAATAAACTTAAGGATTGATGAATTTCACTTACCTATAAGTGCAAGTGATTTTGAGTTAATAGAAAACCTAAAGAAGATTGAAGTAGAGATTAAAGTGCTTCAAAACCAAGTACGAGGTCAGCAAAAGTTCTCCAAGAAGTATTCTATGGAGATGGCAGAGTCTCAGAGGATGTATGACCTTATGAGGTTTTGGGAACAGGCTTTTTCTGAACAGGGGCTCATTAAATATATCATTAGAAACATATTAGAATTCTTTAATGAAAGGTCTAATTATTATCTAAGTATTCTAACCCAAGGTGACTTCGCTATTCAGTTTGATGAAGTTCTTAAAGAATCAATATTCAATTTCGATTCGGAGGTCTCTTTTGATACTATGTCAGGCGGGGAGAAGAAGAAGGTCTCCCTAGCAGTGATGTTATCCCTTAACGACCTTCTTAGATTGGCGGGAACTGATAAATCCAATATTATATTCTTTGATGAAATAGCCGACTCTTTAGACAGAGAAGGAGTTAAATGATTATGTGAGCTGATGGATGAGCTAGAAGATGATAAAAAAATCTTTATTATCTCACATAATGAATATTTACTGTCTTTAATAGAAGACCAAGCACAAGAAATTGTAGTGAAAAAGAAGAAAGGAACTACAACTTTTGCATAAATTGTACATAAATACTATATAAATTTAGAGAAATGATAAAACCATTCGGAAAACGACTACTCATTCGGCGCAAGAAAGCCGAGACAGAATCAGCAGGGGGTATTTTAATGCCTGACCAAGTTGTAAATCAGAAATTTAACGAGGGTACTGTTGTAAGTGCCTCTGATGATTGTAAACTTAGTGAGGGGGCTTACGTTATGTTTAGTGAATTCACAGGTCATGACATATCACAGGGAGGAGAGAGCCTACTTCTAATCCTAGAAGAGGATGTAATATGCCTACACGTAGAGGAGGATAACTAGAAATGTCTTACGATATCCCTGAAGGCTCTTTACAAGAGTCCATATTTCTTGATAAGTATGCCTATCCCGGTGAAACTAAATGGAGGCAATTAGCTAAAAGAGTTTCAAAAGCTGTAGCTGAGCCTGAGAAAGAGGAGGTTAGAGAGCAGATTGAGAAGAAGTTTTTTGAAGCTATTAACTCTGCCGATTTCTGTCCAGGAGGTCGTATTCTATTCGGGGCAGGACGTAATAAGTATAATATGCTTAACTGTTATGTATTGGACCCGGAAGACTCTGTAGCAAGTATAGGTAAGACCATATCAGATATGTATAAGATATCCTGTGCAGGTGGAGGAGTTGGATTTAACTTCTCTAAGATTCGTCCTAAAGGAGACGACATTCAAAATATTAAATGGTCAGCACCCGGCTCTATTTCCGTCATGAAAATGATTAATGAAATCGGAGAGCATGTTCGCGCAGGTAAGAATCGTCGAACAGCCCTAATGTCTATTCTAGAAGTGAGCCACCCCGATTTCTTAGAATTCTTATCAGTTAAGCTAGACCGTAAGGAGCTTACGAACTTCAATATCTCAGTAGCTATTAATAATAGATTCATTTCAGCCGTGGAGAACGATGAGGATTGGCATTTTACATTTGCAGGGCGCCACAACAAGTACTTCTGCTATAACGTCGAGCGTACAAATGAGAAAGGCGAGGTAGATACTGTAATGGTAGTTGCAAAGGACGAAGACGACGCTGTAGGAAGAGCAGCTCAAAACCATAAGAAAGGATGGGCTGATACATTTAGCAATGCTGTACTAGAACCTTTAAAAGCTAAAGCTATATGGCAAAGGCTCTTAGATAACGCAGTAGAATCCGGAGAGCCGGGGATATTTAACATTGACTTAGCTAATGAGTTTACCAACGTCTCTTACTTTGAGGATTTACCTGCTACTAACCCGTGTGGGGAGATTACCCTACCTGCTTATGGTAACTGCTGCCTAGGACATGTTAACTTATCTAATATGGTTGATATGGACGGTAACATAGATTGGAGGCGTATTGCTAGAACTGTTAGAGTCGGTATTAGATTTTTAGACAATGTTCTAAGCGCTAATTACTTCCCAATCCGGGAGTGTGAAGAGGTAGGACTACAAAGCCGTCGAATAGGCTTAGGTGTTACAGGTCTTCATTACTTCCTAATTAAGGCAGGCTTTAAGTATGGTTCAGACGCTTGTTTGGAATTTCTAGAGAGACTGTTTTCTACGATTAGAAATGAATCTTATAAAGCTTCAATGTACCTAGCCCGTGAAAAAGGAAGTTTCCCTAAGTACGATTTTAGTAAACTACGAGAAGAGAAGTTTATGAAAACTATACCCGCTAGAATTAGAGCAGATATTAAAAAGAACGGATTGCGAAACGCAGTAATGCTGACAGTAGCCCCTACCGGAACTATTAGTATGGTTCTTGGAGTTTCTACAGGTCTAGAACCTATATTCTCCCCAATGTACACTAGAAAATGGAAAACATCAACTCCTGGAGTGTACAATGAGAATGTAGTGATTGACCCTCTATTTAAGGAGATGTATCTACGAGGCAGAGATTTAAGCCACTGTGTAGGAGCTTATGACGTTGCCCCTGAAGAACACATGAAAGTTCAGTCAGTGGTTCAAGCTTGCATAGATTCTGCAGTATCTAAAACTTGTAACCTTCCTGCTGATTTTAAATCTGAAACATTATATGAGGACCTTTTAGCATATGCACATGATTTGAAAGGAGTTACGTTTTATAGAGCAGGCTCTAGGGGCAATGAACCTTTGACCGTATTAGACCATAGAACAGTTAATGTAGATAAGCTAATACAGGAAGGACAACTAGAGGAATTATCTTCATCGATAGAGACTTGCGTAGACGGAGTCTGCGAACTTTAATGCCTTTATATAACTATCACTGTCAGCCTTGTGAAAAGGTCTTTGAGGAATTTGCATCAATGGCGGAATGGAAAGACCCCCAAAAATGCCCATCATGCGAGGAGCTTTGCGAAAGAACCGCTGAAGGGCAAGATATACACGCTCATGGGATTGGACTTAAAAGTAGGCGAAGTGATAGTGATAAAGCAAATGTAGAACATAGATGGATGCAAGACGAAATAGAAAATACTAAGAAAGCTGTAGCTACCGAGTCAGGAGCATCACCTTACACGGAATACAAAATTAATCATGAAGTAGCCCAGGAGAAAGGTATATGTACCACTATATCCGACAAAGATAAAAAATCTCGTGATGCCGATAGGCAGAAAGCTACAAGTAAACTTACAGAAGGGATGTCCGAGAACGATATCCACTACACGAAAATTGGAAACGCAAATAGAGGAAAATAAACTATGGTAACCGTAAATATTTTAAACACTTCACAAAACCCCAACCCTGAATACAAACACGTCAATGACGCAGGGTTTGACCTTTACTCTAATGAGGATGTAACAATAGTACCTACTCAAACTTTACTCGTAGATGTAGGGTTGAGAGTTGATATCCCATCTGGGTTTGAAGGGCAGATTAGACTGCGCAGTTCTTACTCTAAGTTAGGAGTTATAATTCCAAATGCACCTGGAACTATTGATAGTGGATACAAAGGTCCTGTTATGGTAGCTGTTAGAAACTTAAAAACTGATGAGCCTTTTGTAATTTTAAAAGGGGAAAGATTTTCCCAAATGGTTATAAGCGAAGTTCCAGATGTAAGTATAAACCCTGTAGATAGAGATACTTTTTTTAAGGAGAAGACCTCTAGAGACGAAGAGGGCTTTGGTTCCACCGGAAACCGATAGTAATACTTTTTTTTCTTGTATTTCTACTAGACGCATAGCTCTTATAAACTGATGACAACTACTTATGAACTTTCAGAGAATATCCAACGAGGTATTATCTATTTGTCCAAGTCGGATAGTAACTTCTTAACTCAGGCTATGCCTATGATTAAGCCGAACTATTTTGAGTTCCCTTCACACCAGAAGATGTATCGTGTTATAGTTGATTACTATTTGAAGTATCAAAAAGTTCCTTCCGATGATTTTATTCTGGAGGATATAAAGAAGATAAAAACCCCTAATGAGTTAATTTCTGATTATAAGGATGAGTTGCAAGAGATTAATAACCTAGACCAAAACTCGCTAAACAACGAAGATTACCTTCTAGATTTAGTTGAGGGGTTTGCAAAGCAAGAGTCTTTAAAAGATGCTATTATCCGCTCAGCGGAGATGGTAAAATCTAAGAACTACTCAGAGATTGAGACCACTATGCGAGACGCCTTAACTGTAAGTCGTAACGTAGATTTAGGATTAGACTACTTTTCAGAGGTGGACGAACGATGGGACCGCTTAAAGAATGATACTACGGAGGGTACTCACCGAACTATATTTGAATCTTTGAACGAAGCTTTGGAAGGTGGTTTAGCAGACAAGGAGTTGGCAATGGTAGTCGCACCTCCAGGAGTAGGCAAATCTTTGTATTTAGCAAACCAAGCTGTTAGGTCTTGTTTAGACGGCTCTAATGTTCTTTACATTTCCTTAGAGATGTCGGAAGATAGGGTAGCCCAGAGACTTGATAGTATATTCTCTAGAATTAGGCAAGACCAACTTAAAGATAGATGTGATGATTTAAAGGAAAGACTTAATAAAGTAACAATGACTGTACCTAACAGGGGAAACTTAAAGATTAAGGAATTTCCAACAAAGAGAGCATCAATAAATCAAGTAAGAGCATATTTACAACAGTTGATTAACTATGAAAACTTTACCCCCGATGTAATAATTATAGATTACCTAGAGCTGTTAGCGACGGATTCACAAGCACCTGAGTACCAAGCCCAAGAAAGACTAGCTCAAGAATTGAGAGGTATGGCTATTGAGTATAAGTGTTTAGTGTGGACTGCAACTCAAACAAATCGAGAAGGTAAAAGGGTTAACTTGATTACAGACACTGAGCTTGCCGATTCTTACGGTAAGACACGAGTGTGTGATTTAGTATTATCAATTAATCAAAATGAAGAAGAATTTGATAAAGGTAAATCGAGAGTATACGTTATAAAATCACGAAACGGCAGAGCCAGATTTATAATTCCGGCTAAAATGGATTATGAAAGACTAGTAATAGCACAAGGATAATGAGTAAAAAAACTAAAGAAGTACCTCTACACCCCATGACATTGCTTATAGGGTTTAAGGAATATAAGATAGAGCATAAAGATTTATCAGAAGATGATTTGCATGGTTACGTAGACCTAACGACTAATGTAATTTATGTAGACCCTAATCAATCCGACAGTGATTATAGGGGGACTCTATTACATGAGATTATTCATGTAGCATATCACTTATTTGGTTTAGGGGATGACGATGAGATGCCAGGTATAAAGAATGAGTTTCTAACTACTATTACATCCAATATGTTCCAGTTATTTGCATCTTTAAACCATGAACTTTTCTTTTTCCTATTTGAGAAGCCATACACCTCAGAAAATTAAATTTAGTAAAGAATACTCTTACTTTTGTAGTATTTTTTCCTATAATATACTGACCAATGAATAGTGAAATTATAGAACTATACCGTACCTTTGAAGATGAGTATCTAAGCATCTCGAAAAAGTATTTACAAATTAGTGATTCAGATGTGGAAGCCACGTTGATGAACCACTCCGCTATTTATGCCTATTTTGCAGCCCTACTGTCGTATGCAAAAAGGATGAGAGATGAAACATCTATAAAGTTAGATAAAGAAGAATCGGACACGATGGCAGATAGAAGAACAGAACTGGAATCAGCAGGGACTAAGGTAACCCAAGGAGCTTTAAATTCATACGTCCTCTCCGTTCCAGAACTAGTAAGTATACGACAAGAACTCGTAGACGC